GATTGTAATAGTTCCAGAAGTTCCAGGATCTCTGTCATCACCATAGTATCCGAAGACCCTGTTGAATGTCTCAACACCAGAACCAGCAAAGGTGAAGTCATCGAATGGACCACCAATTTCAGTTGCAGGTGTGAATCTTTCATCAGCACCGACTTCATAAACACCATCATAATCATCAGGAACATCAGTTCTGATACCAACAATGTAGATAGTACCAGAGGTATTGATAGGAGCATTGGTACGACCAATAGCCTTTCCACTGAGTAGGATTGGACCTTCATTACCAGGATAATCAGGTAGATATCTGGTAGTAACGATACCTGGACCTGTTCCATCTTCGTTGAGGCCACCACCAGGCGAGAATGTAAATCCAGTCTCGATACCGATATTTCTGTCGATACCGTAGTGTGGAGTAAAGTCGATATCTGGGTGGTTGAGTTCCCCAGATAGTCTGAGAGTTGCCTTGAGAGTTTCTGCAGCAAATCTGCGTCTCTCGGTAATTCTCGTTCCATCGAAGATGTGTAGATAAGTACCTTCTGGTGGATCTCCACTGAATTTCTCTGTGGAGTAACCTGTAATGGTTGTGATACCAGAAGCAGGAGGAATGATGATCCTTCTGTATGTGGTAAATCCAACAGCATCGGTCTTGCTGAGAGTAATGGATCCAGAACCAATGAAGTCCTTGGTAACACTCTCGCTTCCAATACCAGAAACTTCGTAGAGAACTGTATTCTCTGGAGTCTGAGCAATGTACTTCTCTGGAGAAGTAGTACCGACAAACTCGAATAGTGTGGTGTTGCTGCTGGCAACGGCAACTCTCTCGACACCAATTCCAGTAACAACAAGTGTACCAGAACCATTGAATTTTGGAATCCACTGAGTGACAGCAAGTGGACTTGCATCGACAAGATGTGGACCAATTCCAAATGGGTAACGAGTAGGTTCGTTGGTCTCCGAGTTGACCCAACCATAATCGATGTATCCTTTTCCAATGTTGGATTGATGACTGAATCCTGTGTAATGTGGATACAGATATTGATCGTAGGCTGGACCACCAACTGTGCTGTCCCCAACTTGACCAAAGTCCTCAGAGTTAACAGTATTACTGAGGTCAACAGAGTATACATCTGTCTTATCAAAGGATGGTAGTACACTAACACCACCAGATCCTTGGTCGTATGTTAGACCATTGTTACTGAAGAGTACATCTTGGTCATATCTGTTAGTCTCATCATCAAATGTCTCAGTACCGACTGCCTGACCTTGAACTCCGAGGTCGAATCCAAATCCTGGATCTCCATCGATTTCACCCCAGTTCTCATCAACAGGACCGTAGAAGATGGAAGACTCATTGTAAGAATCAGTGTTCTTCTCACTGGTAGCTGCACCAACAATAGTGATGAGACCACCAAGTTGATCATCTGGAAGATCAATAATTCTTGCATAAGTCTGACCAGGAGCTCTTCCTGTTCTGAGTGTTGCAATACCACTTGCAAATGGAGCAGGACTGAAGACCTGATCAGCAGTACCACCAAGATAGGAGTAATCTCCTTGTAGGTATGCCTTAGTGACAGATTCACTAAGACCACCGATTGTGAAGAGACTACCAGAACCAATCTCAGTTGCAGGAGTAATGGATTCTCCACCAACACCACTGAGTGTAAATTCTCCTTCCTCACCAAATACTGTGTGTTGAGGAGCCTGACTGAACCAGTTGTAACCAAAGATATTGATTCCAGCCTTGTAGGTAGCAATACCAGTGATACCCGAAGACTCGTAATCGTATGCTCCGACAGCAGAAACATCGTCGGAAAGACGAATGGTAAGGATACCAAGAGTTCCACCTGTTTGAACAACAAGTGAAGTATCTCCTTCCGATAGAGAATCGATATTTGGATAGTGTTCTCCACCCAGTTGAACGTAGTTGAACTCTCCGAGGAGATATCCCCAGTTCTCCGCAACCTTCGGTATTGTCTCGTCGTTTGTGGCGATCGGACCAAAATCTTCCGATACTTGAGTTGGAGGAATAACAGTAATGAGACCCCAATCGTATTCCTCTGTTGCAGCCTCTCCAGTTGCAGATACCCAAGAAGGAATGAATAGAGTTCTATCAGGTAACAATCCTCCAGTGAAGTTGAAGAGATTTGTATTCTCTTCACTCTTAACAGACTGTAGATTGGTGTATCCACCAGAGATATTAAACAGTACAGTATTGGATTTATCTCCACTACCAGTAACAATACTGATGTCAGATACAGATCCAGTAAGTCTGACAGTAAGTTTGCGTTCTCCAGCCTGAGAAACAATACTTTCATTAGCCGATCCAGTCTGATTAAACAGAACTGCATTATCAACTGTTGCAGGAGTAAAGGATTCTGTTGCAGCTCCAGAGACTGTAAGTTTGTCTCCAACGCCGAATACTGTACTTTGTGGTGCCTGACTGAAGAAGTTGGTTCCAGAGAACGTTGCTGTACCAGATCCAGAGTATGCAAATCCAAACTCTGGGGCTTCCGCAGCAGCATACTTGAAGAGACTTCCAGTACCCTCGTATGCATATGGGAAAGCTTCTTGAGCACCAACCCCAGTTGCTTGATACTGATGTAGGAAGAGTCCGCCACCAAGTTTCCTTTCGAGTACTCCTCTATCTTCATTTTCGATAGGAACAGTAGGAGTTGTTCTTACCGAGTATTCAATAGAAGATACTCCCCAATGATCAAAAGAGAAACTATTAGATGCATTGGGTTGTCTAAGTCTATAGAAATAATATCCTTTATTGGATGCACTTAGTGGTACTTCTACTTCTGTTAATTGATCTAGATTATCATCATCCCATGCACCAACAGTAGCAACGGAAACCCAAGCAGATCCCGTCCATCTATCTAAGTAAAGGGATTCTGCGGTGTTATCTGGTCTTTCTCCACCATTAGACCAATTACCCCTAATTACCTTAAACTTGATAGAGTCTGAATACTCGGTATTAAATCTCCACCAGAAATATCTTTCTCCTCCATCAGATCCAAACTTAAAGTGATCTCCAATGGCAAATCCACCATTGCTACCAGATCCAGTACCATTAGAAGCAACGAATACGTCACTTGCATTGTAATCGTAAGTAGCGGTAGCAAGTGTAGGTGCGTCTAGAACTGTTGGGGTATCAACAGTAATAACTCTGGTCGTAACGGAGAGTAGACCAAAGTCTTCGGAAGTAAGTTGATCAGAATCACTAAAGGATCTATCCTTAAGTTTAGTCTTGATTCTGTCAAAGGTAAGGTCATCATTATCAGAGAACTTGCCACCGAATTGAGCGGAGACAAATCCGTTGTCCTCCAGATCGAAGATAGCATCGACTGGACGAGCATAATTTTTAATAAGGGTATCAACACTTCTGCCTTTAACCTTGGCAGAGTTCTTGATAATTGGAATATAAGCGTCTTGATACGGCGTGGTCGTCGTCCCACTAAGTGTGAGAGATCCAGTTGCGGACCACGGATATACGTTAAATTCTGCTGTAGCTGCACTGGCAGTATTGAGGAGTGTGCCAGATCCGCTGTAATTTCCTTTTGTGAATTTGAGAGTATGGGTTCCCTGTAGGGAGGTGAGAACTGGTCCTGCCGCTCCCAAGTCTGGGATAACAAGTCTTTCCAGACCGCTACCCATTTCATGTAATGTACCAGCACCGATAAATCGTTTAACTGGATTTGTTAATGCCTGAGCATTAATATCGAATAGTCCGTTACCAATAGATCCAATAACAGCGGCAACAGCTTCTCCACCGCTTAGATTTCCAATGGAACCAAATGGTACAATATCTCCTAATGTTGTAATTAATCCCCAATAATTTGGATTGAAGTTATCTGGGCCCGTCTCGTCAATAGGGGTTGACGTAATATTTCCATAGTCAAGCGACTGTCCCACCGATGCGGTGATATCACCGTTATCGATAGGAACAAAAACATCTACTTTTGTTGAGTCGTAGACGAAGGTCGCCATAAATTAATTATTCTCCATCTAATAAAAAAGGGTTTGCCTTAATAATAAAGCAAACCCCACATAAAATGTATTTATCGTTTTGAAATCAGTCGAGTGCGACGTTCAAGGTAATCTTGATTTGGTCACCGTTGTTCTGAATGTTGTAAGGACCGTTTGTGAATCTCTCAGCGTACATAATTGAACTGTAGAGAGTCGCAGTGTTAAGTCCAAGAACACCGTTAGATGTAGCAGTCATAGATGGAGTTGTTGTAAACTCATCTGCGTTAGGTACATCGAATACTGTATAAACGTTAGACTCAAGAGTCGTGTTACCAGTACCAGCGTTGATGTAAAGGATATCTCCTTTTCTAAGTCCGTGGTTAGCGAAGTTGATTCTACCGAAACTAAATGTAACCGATGGGTCGGTTGCAGCCTGGATGTTATCCACAAGTGGTTTATCAATATAAACAACTTGCAATGCTCGGTCAATACCGATAATTCTAGTTCCAGTAGCAATACCCAAGTTACCAGCAACATACTGACCAAGTGTTAGGTCATTAATAGTTACCTGAGGGTCAACAGTGAAGTAAGAGTTACCAACAACACCAATACATGGGTCAGTGTTATTACCCTTAGTTACGGTTGTTCCGATACCTACACCAGCACCATGTACAACACCCTGTACTGCAACAGGCATGTTGTTTGCTCTAGTTACATAGTAACCGTAGATGTTACCAGCAGGTCCAGTGAAGGTGAAAGTCTGTTCTGGGTAGGTTGCGGTTGTACCACTACCAACGTTCTTAATTACCCAACGGGATCCGTTAAGGAGAATACCATACTGTTGAGTATAGTCTTGATCTGTTCTGTTATTTACACAGTTAGGATAACCTGTGTTTGCGGTAGTTCCATAACCGTTTACGTTACCGTCGATATATGGCTCAAAATAAGCCGTAGCGGTAGGAACATCACCCTCAGCTGGAGTGGTATTACTCGTAAAAAGTTTAAGAACTAGATTTCTAGGTGAAGTATCCTCTAGGTCTGCGACGAAGTTATTCTGAGCGATCAGATAACGCAGCGACTCAATTTCACCAATATTAGGAACTAGTAATGCCATCGAAACAACTCCTCGTAAGGGATTAGACTTTTAAGAACTATCTTTATTTATAATTTTAATTTTAGAGAGATTAGGAATCTCCTGATACCTGTCACGCTAATGACTTCAAAATCGAGAATATCTCCAGCCACAATTGAAGTATCCCAGTTATTTAGTACATCATCAAAGTATTTATTAGAGTTAGATAGTATCACTCTATTTCCACCAGTGATAGTAGTAAAAGTGGGGTAGTCATTGAAGTTTGATTTTGAAATCTCAAAAGCAACATTTCCTGTCTGGTCAGACAGAACTTTAATAGATTCAATTACTCCACTAACATCTAGAGTAATTTTACCCTTGCTCCCAGCTAACATTGGTGTACTACCACTGTCAATAACATAATTCACTGACCTGGTAAGATCAGCTGCTGTGGCCAAAGCAATCATGAAGACATTATCACTAGAAGCTGGAGGCTGAGTGAAAATGATTTTATCGCCTGAAATGGTATAATCAGCCGTTGGTTGCAACAATAGATTGTTTTTAGAAACAATTAGTTGCTGATTATTATTGGGAACATAGGATTGTCCCTGATCTGTCAGAGAAAACGTTACACCAATACCATTGAAACCAGTAAGGTTATCTAATACAATATTTCCATATTGAATAGACTTACTTGGAATTTCATAATCAACACCGACACTATACTGGCCAGGTTGATTAAGTGTTACTAAGTAATCTGGCATTTAAACCTCCTCAAGAAACGCCTGGAATAACTAGAACATTTCCTTGGATAGGTCTAGTTTTATAAGAGTTGGGGGAAGTCAACACCAAATCATAAACATATCTACCACCCTCAATAGCACCAGTAGCGGTACTAGCCATAGCGACTTTGATTACACCATTGATTCTATCAGGAAAAGATACAACAAATCCATGATATTTTGTCGCTGTTGGATGTTTTCTGATTTTGGATTCGGCAGTGTAACCAGTGAGATTCAAAGCAGAATTATTATTATTTCTAATAGTAAAAGTAGCCTCAAAATCTACACCCTGATCAACAACCAGATTGACATTTCTTGCCGACATCGTTCACACAGGAAGATTTTAACTATTTATCCAATTTGTCCAACAGTAGTTTCATCATACCTTTCAATTCATCGACATCGTTCTTCAACTTGTCCATTTCAGTCAACTCTTTTAACTTTTTCTCTTTCAAGAAAAGATAGTTATCATACTCACTGTCGGAGCAATTAAGAATTGCTCCGCTCTCTTCATCTCTATAAAGAGAATTACTGTCTTTCACTTTGACTTTCTTCATTAGATAGATGCGATAGCTCTTAGGTCACGGATCTTAGGAACATGTGCGAAGTTAGTTCCATTCATAATAATCTTGATTTGGAATCCATTGAACTGTGGAAGATTCTTAGCATTGAATTGATATTCTCTGTAATCATCTTCTGTAGTAGAAGCAAGAACTCTCTTATCAGGTAATCCACTATTCTTAGCCTTATCTACCACTTCGCCAGTTGCATCTAGATTATCATATCCTGGGAATAGTTCAAACAACTGATATTCAGCAGGAGAATCAATTCTAAAGATTCTATAGAGGACTCTGATGTCATTAGATGGATGTCTATAGGCATCAAACATAACTCTGAGTCCATCAGCGGACTTCTCAAGATTAACTACCTTAGAAAGGTAAATTGCAGCACTTGGATCAGAATCAAGAGAATTTACTCTCAAATCAGTTGCATAATTATCAATCTTATTGTTAAGTCTATCCATTGTCGTAATGACATTGACTCTATCCAAGTCAATCATTGGACTTACTTTAGTATCAGTAGTATTAAGGAAGAACTGCATTGTTAACGACTTTCTGCCTGGGAAGTCGGTAAGTCTGTTAAGTTCATTAACCTTAGATGCAATCAATCTTGGGGAACTCATGACATTATTACTATTCATTGAGATAGCTTCATATCCCTGATCAACAAATGCAGTCAGGTTTCCATCTGGACTATTAGATGTAAATGTTCTCAACTTAGCATCGATAGATGTTCCTTCTGGAAGTAGGGTTCCTACATTAGGTCTCAAAATATTAAATGCAATATTCTGAGAAGCTCTAGGAACATTCAAAATACCAGTATTGACAAATCTTGCATCGTAACTTCCGCCAGACTTAGTTTCTCTCCAGTATAGTTCTGGGAATCCAGAAGCATTTCCAACACCTCTATCATTTCCACGACTATCAATACCAACTTTAATCCAATAGTGATCAACATCAATTGGATATGTATCCATATCAGTATCACTAAACTTGTGGGTGGTATTAATTCTTCTTAGAGAAACACCATTAAGTTCATACTTTTTCACCTGATCATTTACGGAATAATCACCAGAACGGGTTTCATCAATAGCTCTGGTGATACCAGTTAGTGTACCAGAAGCAGTACTAACTCCACTGTATCTGATAATTTCACTTCCAATCTTCACATATCCGAAGTTAGAACTATCAACGTTTACGTTCTCAAAGTTTGTAAAGATACCAACGGCAGAAACAGGAATTGAATCTGTACTAGAAGAATCGTAAGATGCAGTAAGTTTCTCTGGTTTTACATCAGATTCAATATCAAATAGTTCAACAGTATCGTAATTATGGTACATTCCATGGTTATTATGTTTGACACGGAAGTGTAGTCCATCAGTAGCATCTTGTACATATTGAATAGAACCACCACTAATCGTAGAAGTTCCACCCGTACCAACATAAACTAGAGCAGAACCAGCATCAATAACTGGTTTTCCTTGTACTTGATCGAGGAGAATAGTATTGAATGCACTAATAACTCCAACATTATTTGGAATTGTAAGAATCAGATTCTTACCAAATCCATCAGTATTTGCAGCATCTACAGTCAAAATATCACCAGCTGCATAACCTGTTCCACCAATTGAAACTGTTGCCGCAATAGCAACTCCAGAATTGACAGTTAGATTTACTTTTGCACCACTTCCTCTTCCAATTCTAGAGATTAGTGGAACATTATTGTAACTAGTTGAAGCATTGGTAAATCCAGCACCAACACTTGTAAGAACAAGTTCAGAGCCAATTCCAATTGCACCAAGAACCTTACTCAAGTTGCCTCTAAAGTTTGCATTATTTTCTTGGTAGATAGTAATACCTTCAGTAAGATTTGTTTTTTCGGCAGTAGTAAGACTCTTACTAATACCAACCAAAACGTTCTTAGATACCATATCCAAAGGATCTTTTCTCAGAGTAGCAATTTGTCTGTTACCGATACTAAGATCTGGGTTATAGAATTTAACCTGGCCAGAAGTTGAAGCAAATTCTGCTCTATAAAGATTGAACTTAAGATCTTCCAACTGACTTGGATCCCATGTAGCACCATTCTGAGATTTAAACAAAGATCCTAGAAGTGGTTGTTGAGAAACAATAATTTTCTCAGACTCAGCTTTATTGACCGTAGAGATGTCTTCCTCTCCCATTCTGGAGATGAAGACGGTATATTCATTAGAAGCGGAAAGGAGAACGATACAGTACTCACCGCCACCTTCAAGATAACAAGGTGATGGGAAGGTAAATGTAGTTGGTTGAGAACCATCTTCAGATAGTACAACCTCATCTGGAGAGAGGATACACTCACCAAATGGTAGAATTTCTTGAGTTGGTAGACCTGTTTGTAGAGTTCTAACCTGTAGAGTAACAGGCAGTTCATTATTATCCTTAGATCTAAAGTATACATCACACTTAGTGAGATATACACCATTCTCATCTGGAACCTCAAAAGACTGAGCAAGAGGGTCAACCCATCTTGTCTGTCTAGTTCTTCTTCTATTGAAAGTAGTATTAGCGACCAATCTGGTATCAGTATTTGTTAGAGTTCTGTTACCAGACTGTGGAATTCTCTCAATGTCTGCATTTCTCATTCTGAGAGTGGATGCTTCTACATTTTGTAAAGTTCCTTGTGAAGTAAAGGTTGCTTCACCAGAACTATCAGTAAATCCAGAAATTGTGGAGTTTGCAGCACTACTAGTCAAAGTAAATGTCTTACTACCAGTATTGAATGTAGGTGCAGAAGGAACTGTTGGATCTGGAATAAACAGAGATCCAATGAGAGATCCAGCCTTATCCGTAATTAGTCTAACATCCTTAACTCTAGCAATAGCACCACTAGATTGACCAACCAACTTCATTCCCTTACCAATTCTACCGAAGAAACCAGAAGCAGCTTGAAGTTCAAGAGATGCAGTATCAACGTTCAACAACGTGGTTGTGGAAGAATAAGAAGATGAGATAGTGGAATTAGGTGCGTATGGATTACTCTTATAAACCTGAGTAGGTGCATTGTATGGACCATACTTATGGTTTTGTGTAGCAAGACGCAATCTGATACCAGTTGATGTGGAGTTGGGTAGATCACCAACAACCGTCTCACCAGGACCAAAAGTACCACTGACCATCTCAATTTCGATGAGTTTTGGTACTAGGAATGCATCCATACTGATATTATCAAAGAATGCATAGAGTCTTGTATTTGGTTTAAGTCTCCTACAAACAAATTCAATATTTCTAGATCTCATCGTAGCGATGACTTCAGTAGAAACAACTTTATCACCAAGACTTGTAGTATCAAATCTTTCGCCAACTCTAAACTGAATACCCTGTCTAGTTTGGTTAGTTGTTGTAGTTACTGTTTGTTCTCTAATATTAACAAATCTATCTCTGATAGTTGTAGTTGTAGTAATAGGAATACCACGACCACGTTGGAAACGACCTCTGCGGCGTCTTCTATTGATAACACGACTTCCAGTTCTTTGTCTTAAGACTCTAGGTCCATTACTTACACTTCTACCAGTCCAAGTAGTTTCCCATGAACCCCAATCAATAGGAGATAATCCAGTATTACTATCAGCACCAGTTTGTTGCATGAACGAACTGAAGTTGCCTTCGATATCGTATGTTGCAGAAGATCTTCTAGTTTCAATCCAAGTATCTGTGGATGGATTGAGTTCAATATTTCCAATCCAGTTTACAACAGCAAATGGGTTTACATTTTCAATTCTAGTTGCAAATTTATTTTCAAGGAAAACAGTATCCTCATAGTTTAGACATACAACATCGCCAACTCTTTTTACGTTAGCATCTCCAAGATCACTTACAAATCTGTAGTCAGCAGAAGGACTAGAAGATGTAGCAGCACCAACGATAGCTTCAGAACCTAAAAGAAGATCAATAGATGTAGTGTAGTGTTGTGGTCTTAGTCTACCATCAACAGAGTCGATACTAGCCTTGTATTGAGTATTCTCTACATCTCCACCACCACTAGATTTGAAGTTATCTACAAAGAATCCAGACTTAAATCTATCAAGATTAGTCTGAGAATCTCTAAGAGTCATATTAGCAGTCTCAGATTCTAATAGAGACAAACTAGTGTAATACTCAATATTCTTCAGTCTGTTCTCAATAGTAGAGATATCTTTCATTCGATATCTCTTATGAGTGGCTAGAGATAGTTCTACTTCAGAAGTATCATGTACATATGGAGGCATCTCAATTGTAGCAATCTCCAGAGAACTTTCCAATACGTTAGGAACAATTGGTTCTTCTGCTGGAACACCCTTAGATAAAGTAAACACACCCTCTTTACTCAAGTAAAGTCTATCAATTCTACCAAGATAGAAATCATAGGACATGTTCATTGACTTGTCCTTAGCAACTACATGGGAAGAAGAAGACGAAAGTGGGTCATAAACTCTTGCATTAAATTCAAATGGAGAATATCCAGATGATACGGAAGTAGCTCTAGGTCTCAAATCGATAATATCAGTTACGGGACGACCATCTACAAATGGAATACCAAATGTATATACAGATCTATCGTAAGAGTTTACCGTAACGAAATCGCCAGGGTCAGATCCCTCAATAACAAAATGATTATATACAATTTTAAGTCTTCTTGTAGGTGATTCTGATCCAGACTTTCTTACAATAGCAGAGAAATCCAAATAGTCAGATCTTTGTCCAGGATCTAATTCAAAGTTATCTGCAATATCTTTATCACCTGGAACAACCGAAGAAATTGTTGCGGTTACATTAGATTCTTCAAAGATTACTTTCTCATCAGTTTCAAAAGTATTCTCATTTAGATATACAAAGTCAACTTGGTTAGAACCATTATTATCTACAAGAACAGCCGCAGCACCACTATTTTGACCAATAATTGTCTCACCAGTTAGTGAATTTAGAATGTTTGTGTTCAGTTCCGTTAAAACAATCGATGGGAACTGTGGATCTGAAGTAGAAGATGACTCTAGTACAGCAACTACGGAAGATACATCAGGTACACCAATACTAATTCTCTTATCCTGTACTCTAGTACCATACTGATTAGATAGTGTAAGACCATCTTGAATGGTGGTCATACCAATACCAGATGTAGTCTTAGCTGAGTTAGTTACAGTATAAACACTACATCTCTTATAGACCTTATTTTTTGGTTTTACATTTACTTTCTTCAAAGTAACTGTCAGAGTTGCTCCAGTATCAGAACCTACGCTCAGATTAGAAAGAGTGACAGTTCTTCCACTAACAGTCAGTTTTTGGTTGTTTAGAGACTCAATAGCACCTGTACTATATGTGAGGTTGTAGTCTTCCTCATCAAATGGTTCTAGTGTCAGATCAGCATCTGATTCTAGAGTAGCACTATAAGAATTGTTTGCAACATTAATGTTGTAAGACTTTCTAAAGACAATATCAGATCCATTAAGATCAACACTAGCAATATTAGTCTTTGTTACTTCAGAATATAGATATGCAGAATTATTGTTCAGTACTTCTGGAGTTACCTTAAAGAAATCATTAGCAGTAATATCACTAGTTGGTAGAGTACCTACGTTAACTCCCGCAACATTAGCTGTTGCTTCAATAATTAACTGACTGTTGGTATTGTCAATTGTTTTAATTCTAGCGTAAGATGGAACACTATTTCCACTCACACTGTAACTTACGATATCACCTGTTCTAATACCCGATTGAGCAAAATTAGCATTAGGTGAGGTTACTGTAGAAATGCCAACACTACCTGCTGTAATAGTAAACTGATTACCTACATTAGTAAGTAATTGACCGAGACTTAAAATTGGATCAGCAGTAAAGGTAGCTCCAGCACCAACCAATTGATGAATATCCTGAATGGAATAATCATCAACTTTAGTAATAGTTCTACTCATTGGAGAACCATTAACGTATAATTCTTCAGCCTCTTGGAATGTACCTACAGATTGATACAAAATAATCTGAGAAGTATTCGCTGCAGACTGGTATAGATATCCAGATGCATTACTACTTTGTCCCTCAATAAAAGCGGGAGTCTTCAGATCATCTACAGAAGCATTGAGTTGCAAATAGGTGAATGTTTGAATATCATATAGAGAAGATTCAAATACACTCTTAGCATTCTGATATTCTGCATTCTTGAGTTTTAAATCATATACTCTTGCAACACCAATTTGAATACCACTAGCAGTTCCAGGGGTTGCAGTTCTATCACTATAGAGTTTTACATATGAATTAGTTCCAATTCCAACAGGAACTGATCCATACACATTATTCAACTCAAGTTGTTTACCTACACTAAAAGGTAGGGATTCATTTTTAATTGTTTTTGTATCTCTTGGTTTAGGTACGTCAACTGTTGTTGTACCTAATGTTTCTGCTTCATATCCACGAACATATGCCTTACCAGGACCAATAGACAAGCAAAGCATGTCATCACTTGGTCTATTTCCCTGTTGTGTGAATTGTGTGGAGTAATATGCTCCATCATTACCAATTCGATTGTTGAGGGACTCTTTAACTGTAACTGGGAATGGAGTTACGTAATAATCACCAGATTCATCATAAGTTCTTCTCGCTAACTCATCTCGAATAGTATTATAATCAGTCTTCTTAACAAACTTCGATAATTCACCCTTTTCAATTCTCATCAACTCAACGAAGTTTTCATCATTGAAGTCTGTGAGAGATTTCTTAATAAGTGTAGTAGAAATCTTTAATCTATCAGCACCAGGTGCTGCAAAGTTTGAAAAACCTCTAGCATTATCGTAGAGATCATTATTAACATCAGATGCAGTAACTAACTGTTCATTGATTAATAAACCAATTCTATATGAAGGAGAATTTGAATATTGATCTAGAATAACTGTAGCAGTAGGTACAGTTACAAAGAAACCTCTGATGAAGTATACACCTTCAGAGATTTTTGCAGCAGAACCAGTTTTACAAGCATTAGATATGATTGTAGTCGCAAAACTAGCACCAGATCTAATACTCGATAGTGAATATGTAACGTCTTCTTGTACTAGGAGATTCTCACCATCTACAAATGTCTGTCTAGAGAAATCAGTTTCACTAGAACTCTGATATTTAATATAGAGGGTATATGTCCCCAATTCTGAGGATCTATTATCAATATAGTTTTCTACCTTAGCGATGACGCCACTAGTCTCGCCTTTAATTTTCTTACCCTTTAGACTTTGAAGATATAAAGAAACTGGAATACCAAGGTGGGTATCATCAATTTGAACAGCAGTATAATCAGGATCGTAAGCAATTTGCCCAGGAATTACAACAGATCCTTCTTTAAAAAAGTGCTTACCAAATTTCTCAACCTGATTCTGAAGAATAGATTGTAAGGTAGTTAATTCTCTAGATTGAATAGGTAGTCCAGGCTTAAATAACACCTTCTGGTAGTTATTAGCCTCGTTAAAATCATCAAAGTACGGAGATGAATTTAAGTTAGTATTTTGTGGCATTTTTCTTTAAAACTCCAGTACAATCTTGATATCTTCTTTTTGACTTGAAGACCTTGGGATAGCCGCTCGGTTATCGATGTAGATAATCTCACCTGACTTGGTATTATATTCAGCAGAAGCAATACCTGCCGTAAAGTTCATTCCAAGTTGGTATGTTCTGTTATTTATTGAGGTATTGACACCCGCAAAGTTTGTATTAATTGATAACAAAGGTCCTTGGACTGAAGAACCACCAATTGTTACACCATAACCAGTATCGGGATTGGATGTGAACGGAATAATTTTATATCCAGTAGCACTAGAAGCAAGACCCATTGGTTGATAGTACTTAAGCACTCCACTGATCTTGTCCCAAGATGCCACATATCCAATAGCAGTAGATCCAACACCAACTGTTTGTGTGATTGTTGAGTCAACTGCATAAGTCGTCGCGGTGGTCAATCCACCCATCTTCAGAGCTTTCAATCCACTAACAATAGAGGTATCGAGAAGTTCTCTATCACTACCAAATACCGTTGGGTTTTTAATAATACCCACTCTCGCAAAGTCATTACCTTCAATGATATCTGGGTTTGTTTCTAGAGTTTCAAATCTTGCATAAAGAAGTGCTCTATATGCACCCAATTCACGATAGATATCATAACCATGACCACCTTTAGGTGGAACAATTACTGAAAACTGTGAAATGGAGGTTGTACCAATACCAGTATTGGTTAGGTTGGCCAAAGGACCACCAGTTTCACTTCCAGGCGCGCCAGGGAAGAATTGGATAGATCCATGAGTATATCCTTCACCACCATCAGTAACAAAGACTTCAGAGACCTTTCCGAAAGAATCTACAGTGATGGTTGCCTTCCCTCCAGTTCCATCACCCAAAATAGGAACATTAGCAAACGATGTGGAGATCGGTTGATAGTTTGTTCCTCTATCATCAATAACTACAACTTCAATTTTACCATCGATTGCATTGTTCTTCGTTGCAATAGTTTCACCTTGATCACCCCAATTTTCTGGAACTGGAATATATTCAATAGAATCGAATTTTACAATTTCGGAAGGTTTGATTGTGTAAAGATATTTCCAAATATAACCATCGCCAGATGTACCCGCTGCTCTGGCCTCAAGGTCAATAAATGTGGGTTGGTCGTATGATGGGCGACCCTTAGGGTTCTCGGGATCCGATCCATTTTGTAAGCAAATATAAACTTTAAGGTCTTCGTTAACAATATAGTAATTAGCGTCATACAAACTACCCTGACTAGTAATAGGAGTCAGATTGTAGATATTGTAATCATGTCTATACATCTCATATGTAGTACCAGCTACCCACTTAACCTTTCGGACTAATCTACGGACATCTCTATCCGTAATTTTTTTCATAGCGATAATGGATTCTTTGATGGAATATTCTTCCTCAAAACCATCCAAAGGAGCAGGAGTATTAGTAGCCCATGTGGTAGTACCACCAGCTTCTGGTTGCGTCGAGTTGGGTAATCCCAAGAACGCATAATACTTATTTACAGTAGAACCAACACCGACTAAACTCTTTACAAAAGTTTCGGCATTAAGAATCCTAAATTGTTCAGAAATTATAGCGGGCATTGTTAGCTAAGTTTTTTCTTTATTTAGTGGTTACGAAAGAGGTTGAATTCTTCGGACGGATGCAGCGGTCGATAAACCGACCATTCCAGCATCAACATTGACATCAAATGCTTGAGGAGTACCTGCTCCTCTATTTTGATATCCGAAGATCTTACCCCAACTATATTTACCCCAGTAAGTATCAATAGTGGCCGTTGTACCAACACCAACTTGAATATCACTGTTGTTATTTGGACCTGGTTGGAAAGCACATGTGACAGTTACAAGACCAGAAACCGCATCTCCAGTAGTAACTCTCTCAACTCTGAATACACCTTCTAGATTCTCACCAGCAGAAATAATACCAACTTTATTTGCAGGATAGTTTGCATATCCACCAATAGAGGTAGTAATTCCAGTTAAAGCATGACCAACAACCAGTGGACTATCGTAGATAACGAAATAATCGTCTTTTTGTAGTCCAGAATAGTTGACTCCAAGGGTATTCAGTGAAGAATATCCATAACCAAGGTTAGTATTATCATTAAATTCAGACTTAAGTGTAAATTGAAGTCTAGGTGGAACACTGAATCCAATTCCAGGCATCCAAGTATTTACACCAACAATTACACCAAAATCACCTTCGGTTCTGAAAGAAAGAATCTCTTCCTTCTTAGGAACATCAGATTCAATAATAACAGATGGAGAAGAACCATACTCATAACCAAATCCGCCATCAGTGATAGTGACACTTGTAACAATTCCATTGGTGACGGATGCAGTAGCAGTTGCTCTATTAGTAACTGGGTCTGCATAGAACTGTGTCGTTCCAGATCCAACTGAAATAATTCTTTGTCCTCTACTTGGACCAAAATTGGTGGCAACAATATCTCTAATCTCATTAGTATGAGGTACGTCTCTACGGTTCCAATTGATTAGATCAAAGGAATAGTAGAGAACACCGATGGTACTGATACCGATGTAAAGATTATCAATATATTTAAGGACTTTAAAGTCAAAAGTAGCTGGGTGAATAGCGTTGTTGTACTGTTGAGTACTCCAAGGTTCCCAATAATTCTTATCAGAGGAAACACCGATTGTTCCGTTATCACCAACAGTAATAAATCTATTACCGTCGTAAATAATATCTCTCAAGTTGTATGGAGTATTACTTGCTTTTGGTGACCAGACTTTACCATCATTAGAGGCGACAATTTCACCACCATTACCAACAGCAATAAATTCACCTTGTGCATAGACTACAGAGTTGAGATCTTGAACTGTGTTTGGATAGTTACTGAAGAATACATCACTAGTAACACCAACCGCAGTAAATACAGATCCACCAGCACCAACTGCAACCCAAGTATCTACAACTGGTTCATAGATAACATCATTGAAAGTTTCTTCAAACGTACTTGGATACTCAACAGTCAAGTTAAGAGCAGGGATTTGTCTCAGTTCTCTAAGTTCGATTTCAGAGAATGAAGTCAAACTGTTACCAACACCAGCAGCTCTAGCCAAACTACCATACTCACCACCCGCAACAACATACTTAGTTGGATATCCAGAAGACTGTCCAACGCCTACACAATGGAACTGTACTGTTCCACCAAATCCAATAGTTCCTCTTTCCCAGAAACTTCCACTCTTAGTATTAATATACTGACTACTACCACCAACAGCAACGATTGGTTCTTGATCGGTCAGTGCTTTAAAATCAACAACATTAGTTACACCACTAATTCCATCAAATCTCCAATCCTTAATTGGATCTGGTCTGGTAATACCAGAGGCAGAGATGTTCACTGTAGGGTTAACAATGTTCTTATATCCACTACCACCATCAACGATTACAATATCACTGATACTGGACGCAGTAGAGACAATAGATGTAACGATACCAGGAGTAATTTCTTCATCCTCAAAGATTTGAGCATTTCTTTCTGCCTGAGTTACAAGGTCAATTTCTGAGAATAATGGGAAAGCATTCTGAACTCTAATGAATCCATCCTGTTGATCTACCTTGTGAATAAGTCTAGTAGTTGGAGTTACTCTACTCTTCAAACTTGGTCTAGCTTTTGGAACTAAAACACCAGATAGAACTCTATCTACCTTCTGTTTTTCCCACATCAGAGGTCTCTCTGCAACAGGATTTGTATCAATACCAATACTGTTGTAAGCGAATGTTTCTAGAACATCAGAAGCAACAATACGTTTTCCAGTTCTTTCAAACTGATCAATGTCAAAGATATTTTCTTTATTCTCTTTGATTTGAACAGTATCTCCAGCTTTTACGGTTAATGGAGGTTCAATAGTCTCTACGTCTCTGGCAGATCCTCTATAGTAGAAAACAGAACACTTAGAGTTGCTCTTAGGAGCTTCACTAAAGATAACTCTACTACCTTTGAAAATGTAAGAAGTACCTGGTGTTTGAAGGATATCATTAATGTAGATAAAGATATTATTAGTAATATCCATATCACTACCTGCAAGAGTCTTGAGACTTAGAATCTCGGTAGTTCCTCCAGTAGTAACAGAGAGAGTAAACTTCCTTCTATTGCTATTGAAGAATTTAGAAATATCATCAAAGAGGATGAATTGTCCAGGATAGAATCCAGAGAACTTATCATTATCAAGTTCAATAACATTAAGTCTAAATTCAGTAAGAATACCAACTCTTGGGTCTGTTACGATTCCAGCAACCGTTAGAGAGTCTTCAACTTTATATGCAATACCCTCTTCGGTTAGATTAAACTCTCTAATGTCTCCATCAACATTAACTCGTAAATCAACAGTAGCATTAGTACCAATTCCAGTAGTACCATCAATATAGTTTAGTGGTAGATTATAATAAGGATCTGGTTCAACGAAATCTAGGAAAATTGGTTTATCTACAGAACCACCACCAGTGTAATAGAAGTTCTCTGTTGTAAATCCCGCATTAACTCTAATGTTTGCACCATCAAATGCTTCAAGAACATCAAATCCAGAATATCCTTCTTCAATAGAAGAAGCGAGTCTCTTGCCCTTAAATGCAGTACCAATTCTATTGTAGAAGTGTTGACAAGTTGCAATACCAACGTTAGCAACGAATTCTCTGTTAGAAATAACCTTATCTACAAAAGTTCCACTTGCAGCATAATCTTCACCACTTGCAGAATTATTGTTAAATCTAGGAGCAATGATAGCACCCTGAATTGTTCCTCCACCAACATAGTAACTAGGAACAGTTGTTACTCCAACGTTAGCTTCAATGGTAGTATTGTTAATAACTCTAGTAATTTCAACCCCACCAAAATATGGATCACCATCCTTAGGATATCCATGTTGTTGTGTATTGCCATCTTTAGTGCAGGTGAATATTAACCCTTCATTTCTAAACTTAAAGTTAGTATTAGCAAGTAGACTATGGGATCCAATTGCAAGGGTCATGATACCTACAACTGAGTTGTAATCTGCACCATCTACATCATATGGAACTGCGGTAGAAGTTCCAACATTAACTGTCAATGTATTGGATGTTGTAGCAGCGATTGCCAACCTTGCATTGTGTGCTGGATCAGTTGTACGTGGATATGAATGCTCAGATGCATTCTGATCCATTGTACAGGTGTAAATTAGAGAATTTGTAGCAATACCAACACCACCTTGGACAGTTGTCAATCCATGAGCAGTATCCGTTGTAAGTACAACAACTCCTGTTGATGGATCATATGTAGCATCAGAAACGTTTAGTCTCTGAATAGTTGTTACACCAACATTTACAGTGAAGGTATTTTGTGTTGTGGTGACAACTCCAATTTCTTCTCCGTGTACTGGATCAGTTGTACGTGGATATGTGTGGTCAGTAGCATAATTGTCCTGAGCACATCTCCAAGTCAATCCATTAGTTGCAATACCAATGGTATTTTCAGATTTTTGTAAACATCCTTGATCAGCTCTCACAAATACATGAGTGTATTCTCCACCAGCGATAATAGAACTAGTAGCAGCAGATACAAAGATATGATCTGATTGGTTAGAAGACGTTCCAACATCTAATGTGATGGTCTGTTCTGTAGTAGATGTAATCTTAACCGCAGTGTTGTAAGCTGGATCTGGTCCAGTCAGTCCAGTAGCTCTAGGATAGTAGTGATTAGTTGCATGATTATCCATGCCACAAGTAAACTTAAATCCTCTAGTCTTAAGTCTTACAGACTGTCCTTTTCTGAGGTTGTGTGCTGTTCCAAATCCAACTGTCATTAATCCAGTTACAGGATCAAAAGATCCTGAAGTTGGGGAATAGAAATTGGTCAGACTTGTGCCAACATTAATATCAAAGAAATTAGTTCCTGTTCCTACAATAGGAACCCACTTATCGGAAATTGGATCGGTTCCTCTAGGATATGTGTGTTCTGTAGCTCTTCCATCAAGATCACACTTGAATACGAGTGAGTCATCTAATAGTTTAACTCTTTCACCAACTTGCCAACCATGGTTATTATCTAAGGTCAGTCTTAGTACTCCAGTACTAGGATTATATGTGACGAGATTTGGCGTGTAAGTTTGAACACCACTATATCCGTGATCTGGAGAAGTAATTACAAGATCACCTGTTGATGGAACATAAGTTGCGGTTGTAATTGCATTAGTTACTTGTGTTGTTACCCCAACTTGTAAAGTAATGGTATTTGCACTAGTAGATCCAATACCCAAAACTGCATTATGAGCAGGATCATCCATACGAGGATAAGCATGTTTAGTGGCATGATTATCTCTAGCACAAGTAAACGTATAAGAACCAGTTCCTACACCAACAGTGTATGCAGCTTTCTTAAGTCCGTTTGTAGTTGCAGATTGGAAGATATGATTACTTGTAGTACCAACACCAACAAATACTGAGAATGTGTTGACACCTACATGATAAACAGGCAACCACTTGTTTCTATATGAATCGGAAGGTCTAGGATATGCATGATTGCTACCATAATTGTCCTTGTCACAAGTAAATGTGATTGATCCATCATCAAACTTGATATACTCTCCATTCAAGAAACCATGATTAGGAACGGTAACCTCAAGTACACCAGCCGATGCGTTATAAGTTGCAGTTGTAATTGTGTGTCCAGACTGTGCATAATAACTATGTCCAACACCAACAGTAACAACCATTTCTCCAGTAGAAGGATCATATGTTGCACCAGTTGCCTGACGAACTGCATATGTCGATACACCAACCCTGACTGAAAGAGTATCAGCAGTTACACTGGTAATTCCCAACTCAGCATTATGAGCAGGGTCAGTAGTACGTGGATAGTCGTGGACAGTTGCGTATCCGTCCTTAGCACACTTAAATGATAGAGATCCTGTGGCAATTCCAATTCTTTGTACAGTTCTTTCCAATCCGTTAGGAGTGGCAGAAACAAAGTCATGGTTATAATTACCACCAGTAATAACAGCACTAGAAGCAGCGCTAACGAATTGATATGGATAATCACCACCAGAGATGATAGATCCGACTGCACTACCTAGGTTAGGAACAAAAACGTGATTGTAATCCCAAGATGTACTTGGACCAACTTGCAGAGTAAGTAGAGTTCCTGCAGCACCTACAATAGGAACAGCAGTGTTGTAATATGGGTCGGAAGGTCTTGGATAGAAGTGAGTTGTTGTATATGCATTTTTGTTACACTTGAATCCAAGAGATTCATTCTTAATGCGAATACTCTGGCCAACTTGTAGACCATGGATGACAGTCAATGCACAAGTCATAATACCCGTGGTTGGGGTATAATGTGCAAAAGCAACATCAAAAGGAACAATTGTACTTGGTCCTACGTTTACTGAGAATGTAGTAGATCCAACACCCACAATTGATAGTGCAGACTCATATGCTGGGTCTGTTGTACGTGGATAGGTCTTATTTGAACCATATTGATCAAGACCACAACTAAATGTGAGGGAATTTGCAGCAATCTTAATACTTGTACCAGTTGGTAATTCATGAGGACCAACGGTCATGGTCATGATACCAGTAGAAGGAGTATAATCTGCTCCACTTACATCAAAGTATTTTGTGCTAGTAACACCAACATAAACATCAAATGTATTCGTTGTTGTAGCAGCAATTCCCAACCACTGACCATTTGCAGGATCATTTGCACGAGGATATGGATGGTTTGTGGCATGATTATCCATAGCACAAGTGAAAGTGATTCCACCTTGTGCAATTCTAACAGAATCACCAACCAAGAATCCGTGAGTAGGAAGGGTTAATGTTAATTTACCAGTATTTGGTGTGTATTCTGCATCAGTTACAGTATGTTGTGTGGGACCACTAAGACCATGACCAACAACTGTTAAAGTAAGATCTCCAGAATTTGGATTATAGTCAGCATGTGTAGGTGTAGTAGTACCACCACCAACTACGTTAATACAATCATCATCAGCTGGAGAAACAAAAGTATGATTATATCCACCACCAACAATTATTGCTTCTTCTGATGATTCGGTATATGTGTGTGCATAGTTACCTCCACTGAAAATCGATTCAGAGATCGATGTGACGAAGGCATGGGGGAAATCACCTCCATTACGTAATGCACCCTCTACAGACCGTACAAACGTATGATCATATGCACCTCCAGTGATTACTGCACCAGTTTCTGCGGTTACAAAGGTGTGTGGATACTGATCTCTTGCTCCAGCATACCCAACATCAACTGTAATTGTCGTAGCACCTACGGAAACAATAGGTACTGACGTGTCAAATGTAGAAGATCTTCTTCTTGGGTAATAATGGGTTCTAGCACCATTGTCTAATTGACATGTAAACCCTAATCCAGTCAATACTACTGTTCCAGCTTTTCCACCAACGGTATATCCATGAGGAGCAGCTGTAGTAACGGTCATTACACCCGTTGTATTATCATATGCAACGGTACTAATTCCTAAAGATGGAGAATAATCACAAGTAAATGCAATTCCACTCAATACAACACAATCATCCAAATCAAGATTGTGACTATTCTTTGTAGTAAAAGTAGCAATACCAGAGGTGTTGTCATAAACAACGTTGGTAATTTCAACACCAGGAGCACTTGCAAAAGTAACAGCAATTCCAGTCACGGTTACAAAATCGTCAGTCACTAAACCATGATTTTCATACTTAATGTAAGAACCCATTCCAACAGCCTGATGGGTATGGATTCCAGAACGAATACCAAGATCTACAGTGTAATCAATCGTACTTGGAGTTGACTTGACTGCAAAGAATTGATTTTTACCTTCTGGAGGTAAAGTAATATTTCCAGCTGGTGTACTAAATCCAATTCCAGTTAATTTTACAACATCATTAACCGACATTCCATGATTTGCTTGTGCTTGAATGGTTGCAATACCAGTAGAAGCAGTATAGTAAACATTAGCAATTCCAAGAGAATCACTAAGTTTTTTACCATGAATAGTTACAGTTGTAATACCATCTGAGGGAGTATTTTCAATCCATGCAACTTTCTTAGTTGTAAAGTAATCTTGACCACCAGAAACAATATTCAGTGCAGTAACAATACCAGCCTGAGTTCTTTCTACTACACCACCAGTAACATAATCATGATTAAAGGTACTAACACCAACAAAGACTCTGAAAGTATTCGTAGTGACACCTAGAATATCAAATCCAACTTCATTTACAGCTTCAAGAATATTTGTATCAACACCAGCACGAACAAGACCACCACTTACATAAGTTAGTGGTTGTGTACCAACACCAACATCAATGTTTACGTCATTTGGACCAGATACATCAACAATAGGATATGCATCTTCCCTGAAAGTATATGTACTAATACCATTAGAAACTTGTACTTGAGTAACTAGAAGATGTTTATTGGAATTTGTACCCGTTCCAATATAGTGACCACCAGTAACATTTACCGTTGCAATGCCAGTAATGTAATCATACCCAAAGGTATTAACATTTCTGTTAGGAGATAATGGACTGAATGTAAATCCAGCTCCAGTAATCCTTACTCTTTCATCCTTAGCAAATCCATGAGCACCGTTTGTCTGGAATGTAGCAATTCCAGTAAACATATTGTATTGTGCTGTAGTAATACCGATTGTAGTTCCTTCATTCGTTCCAAGAACAGCAACAACACTTGCACCATAACCAACAGAAGATCTCACAGTGATTTCTGGAGGAGTTCTATATCCTTGACCTCTTCCAGTTAGTTTTGCAATTTCTAAAGTACCAGTTGTTCCAATTCCAGCAACAGCAGATGCTTTTAATGGGGTATAATATCCAGCACCCGTTTCAAGACCAACTTTTACAATTCTACCAGCTCTAGGTACACCACTTAAAAAATTAATTTTATTACTGTCAGTTCCTACAATTTCAAAATCCAAACCAGGAGTTTGAACAATGTTGTTGATTAGAACAAATGGGTTGTTGTTAATATCAACACCCAAGTTTACGTTATTATAAAGTGCAGTAACAATTCCTAGGTTTTCAGATAACTCAAATTGAGTACCAGCAATTCCAGTAAACTCTAGAGAAATGTCATCAAGGACTAGGTTCTTATCTTTTGGTACATATGGGTCTAACTTTCTAGAGAACAATCTTCCAGAAAAAGTAGATCCAGTTAGAAGACCTACTGGACCTTGTTTACCATAGGGAGCATCAGTGAAGTAAATATCATCATCTACAATATTATAGTCCCCTGTAAATACAGAGTGTACTCCAACTGTAGCGGTGTGATCTGTTGCGATAGATCCAAAAGCACCTCTTTCCACCACCACATCTGCAGCAGTAGTAGTACTGAAGACGGGGTAATATCCAACACCAGGAACAAAAACTCTAACCGAGGCAATTGTTCCAATGCCTTGACTATTGTTTTTGATAATTGGATAAAAAACACCTTCTGTTGTAGGTGTTACAGTACCGTCGATCTCGATTTTTGGTGGGTCAGTCTTTGCGTAACCACTGCCTCCACTCAACACTTCAATTCTATGAACGCCGTAATTGGAAGTGAAGAATGGTCTTAGAAGAGCTCCTGATCCAGGTGTAGTCCTTGGCATTTATCTCCTCTTATCAACTAATGTTTAGTGTACTGCTACAGTAGATTCTCGTTTGACCAGTACCATCTCGGATAATACTAAAAGTAAGAATATCTTCTAATGCCGTAGATGGAGGTGGATTACCACCAACCCATTTAATACCGCCTGCGATTGATACTCCGTTCACCGTTGCAGCATCCCCATAAGTGGATGATGTTCCTGCATCATTGATGATCGTAACTGTAGTGGCCTTACTATTTAACTGTGTTACATTAGTGAAAGCCCAGGTAGTTACTGAAGTAGTAAGTCCACCTAAAACTACAGATCCTTGATTCACATCAACGGTAAGAGTTCCTCCAATTGCAGTCAATGGAGTATTCCAATTACCTTGAACTTGTTCTGTAATATCAGCAGCTAAATGAGTGGTATCATTGAAAGTACTAATACCACTAATTTGAAAATCACCTCTTACATCCAATCTTGATGATGGAGCAGTTGAACCAAGTCCAACATAAGCACCAGAAGTAACAACAAAAGTTTCACTATCTACAATATCTTCTTGAGAAGATACTCTCAATCCATGTGCATTACCTTTTGTAATTGCCCAAAGTGCAGGTTTTTCATGTGAGAAACTTGCAACTTGCAACTGAGATGTAGGGAGAGAGGTTCCGATGCCCACCATACCATCGGACCTAATCCTCATCATAGTAGTTGCATATCCAATCTCAAGAGGACCATCAGTAATGGCCCCTGGTTGTTGAATAGTAATTTTTCCAATATCAGCATAACTGGAAGTAACAACTCCAGTAGTATTGATATTGATATCATCGGAAACTTTAGAAGCTTCTTCAGCATAAGTTGAGGTACTAGCAATACCCGCATTAGTAGAGTACCCAGCAGTTGAAGCAAAAGATACAAAACTAACCAAATTATTACCATCTCCAAAGATATTGTAAATATCTTCAAAGTTGGCATTAATTTTCAACGTTCCTGCTAGCAGGGTATCACCCGTGCCGTCATTCGGAGCAGTACCAGTATTAATCCCTTGTCTAGCCATTACATGAAAGGTGGTTTTCTGTTATTTATAGTTTAATATGGAGGGTTGTCATCGTGAGTTGGGAATGTATCGTCAACCGTAGTTACATCGGAATTCATTCTCTTCACGTCATAATAGAAATTATTATCAACTGTAGTTTCTGCGATTGCAAATCTAGATTGGACAAATGTAGTGTCACCAATAGATTTGACCTTCACCATCTCATCATCAATCTTGATGATGTCATTCTTAGCAATTGAACCAATACCAGAGGTAATAGAAATACTCTGGTCACTTGGACCCAAGTTAGATCCAATACCAATACTCAGTTTTTTATTTTTAATTGGTGTCTGAATGATATTATCAATCATAATCAGAGCATTCAAATTGGGATTGGAATATCTTAGAACGTGATTGCCTGTTCCAAATCCCGTAAAGTTAAGTGGAAGTCCTGTAGGAATACCACAAAGTTTAAAGTTAAAGTCATCTACCTTATTTACATAAACCAAATCTGGCATTGTTGTGCCACCCAATTGAATTGGTGTTAGGAAAATATCATCAGTAGGTGTAGCTCCTCCAATATATGTACCTGCAATGGAAATAACATCAGTATGTGCATAACCACTTCCACCCTGAACAACTTCAACGTCAACAACATCTAAGTTGGAATCTCTAGTGATATTGAAAATAGCACCAGTTCCAGCATTATTATTTGTTGATGGAACATTAGTATACGTTGACTGAATACCTGTGCGTGTACCAGTAACTCTAGTAACAGGGAATGATAAGTCATTAGCAGGAGACGCGCCTCCCAACCAAGTACCACCAATACTTACAGTATCTCCAACAAAGTATCCATTACCACCCTTGGTTAAAACTACATTAGTAGAAAGGGTAGATCCTTGACCATCATATGTAAATTTAACTTGGAATCTAGCACCAGTACCCCTAGTGGAGATGCCTGGGATACCACCCTCAGCCATTCCAAAACCAAACACCTTAAAGGTGACGATTGGGAATCCAGATGTCAATGAAGTACCAGTAACTCCACCCTCAGGAATTTCAACGTTATATCCATTCTCAAACATTGCACTGCCACCAACACCAGAGGTGACTGCGGTCATAATGATATCTTTTGTACCAACAATTTGATCTGTAGTACCAATACCAATACCATCTCCTCCTTGTTTGTCATAGATCAACTCTTGACCAGTTTGGAAGTTATGATTAGGTAAATTAATAATATTATTAGTTAGATCAACTACATTTGGATTAGAAGAAGCAAAGGACACTCTAAAGATAGGACTTCCTTTAGACTTCAACTTAAATTGAGTCGAACCTACAAGAGTACCAGTTCTATCATGAGCACCATTGAATCCTGTAGAAATATCATCAATATTCAGAACTTTGTTTGTCTTATTAAGAATGTAACTCTTAATAGGTCTACCTTCTGGGAAGAATATTCTCTGAACGGTTCCATCAGTCAATGCATCATCTTCAGTAACCATAGCAAAGTTTTCTCTGGTTCCCATGTAGATTTCATTGTCAACATTGACAATAAGATCGACCTTTGTATCGACTGGTTTAACTGCCATGTTGGTAGACTTGGCAACACCAACACTTACTAAATCAAAAGTTACAGCATCTTTCTTAGGATCACTCTCTAGCTGGAAGTCGGAGAACTCTCTGAATCCAGATGGGTGTAAGATAGATCTTACGGATTCTTTCCAAGTATTATAATCAAGATTACTCTTAACTGAATAAGAGAACTTCTGGTAGTAGAAGTTGTCAGATATTCTTTGACTGAAGTCATTAAGAATACCAGTTTCTAGATCATTCTTTTCAATTTTATCTCTAGTTACTCCCAATCTAGTTTTAACACTAAACCTACTTACATATCTGACGTTACCCTTCAGTTCAGATACTTCGCCAACCAAAGTATCACCTTCTCTCAATGTACCAATAGTATCTCTGAGTCTAAGTTGACTAATCTCACCATTCCAACCATTTTCTGCAACATATCCTTCAAATTTATTTGAAGTTACTTTCTCACCAGAAAGATACTTAGCATCATCAATCAACTTCATGCTAAACTTAGCCATGTCGTTGTAGTTGACAATGTATCCTAAGGTAAAATCATCATCATATGAACCCAAAGGAGCAGTAGTAATGCCAGGAGCATTAGCCATACTGTAAGTAACTGTAAAGTTTGCAGTGTTTACACCAGTTACAGTAAAGAAATTATAGTCGTAAAGATCGGAGTTGAAGTTCTGTTCACCAGCAGCAAAAGAATCTGGTTTTAATCTACATCCTTCAATAAACACTCTATCACCAATAGCAAAAGGTAATTCAATATCGGTAGATCCATATCCAGTTCTAATGGGAATATTGAACTGAGGATCAAGTAACAATTCAACAGTTACATCTGTACCACTATGTGTAATTTGGTCAATGTCATAACCATTGGAATTATTTGTAGTAATAATGCTCAATGGTTCGTAGAATTCAAATGCATTTGTAACAACATCAACTCTAGATACAGATCCACCACTTACATGAGCAGCAAGTTTAGCAGTATCATTTCCACGAATCGCCAGATTTGGTGGTTGTGTGTAATTCTTACCTCCGTCAGTAACTCTGACTTCATCAATTCTTGCAATTCCGTTTACATCTACAATTGCAGGAACATTTAGGAATGGTAATAGTGTGGGATCAGTAGGATAATCGAATCCATCTTTCACTCTCTCTAGAGTATCAATTTCACCAACTTCTTCGGAGAAGATTTTGGCAACACCATCTACACCAGACGTAGTATCAAAATCAACTACTCTAGGAAGTCTCCTATATCCCTTTCCTGGGAAGTTGACTTTAAGTTTAGCAATAGGACCAACTGCACTACGAGAACTAGTCTCATAAGTGATTGTAGAAACACCAGCCAACGATACAAACATCTGAGGTTCAGATGGTTTGCTCTTCAGATTGAAATTAAAAGTAGTATCATCAACTTTTACGATAGTATGTTCATTATCGAGAACAATCTTATTCAGAGTTATATTATTTCTTCCTTTTACTTCCTTATCTGAAGAAATATTCAGTTTTCTTTCATCAGAAGGGACAACAGGAATTACCTGATAATAACATTTTCTTGGGAAATCGGTTGAAGTAGTAATTTCAACTGTAGCACCAGTATTACCAGTAACTGCATTTCTCTTGATATTAAATCCCTGATTAACATTTCCAGAGGTCTCAATATCTTTTACAAAATCAATATCTTCAAAGAACCTAAGTTCCATGTTTCTGAGACTTACATCAGAAACATCAAATGTAACTCTATCACCTCTAACAAAATCAAATGGTGGATTTACTCTTGCTAAGTAATAGTTACCTGTAGGTACATTAGTAATGTTGACGATAGTACCACTATCAACATCCGCTTTATGTTTACAGAGTTTGATGTACTCTGGAGATTCTCTCAATACAAAATAAGTTTCATTATGAACTAATCCAGTAATGTTTGTATTATCAACATAGAAAACAACCTTATCACCTGTATTGTAACTAGTATCATTAATTTTAAAACCAGTTAGATCAGCAGTAAATGAAGTTTGATCAAAAGCAACTTTCTTAGTAGTAACTTTAGCAATAACTGGATCAAATCTCAACTCCACGGTCTCTGTCTGAGTTGGAATAGCAGTTAACTTAATCTCATCTTTGGTTGAAAGATTATGATTTGTCTTAGTAGTAACTTGACCAAAGTATTTCTCAGCAACAGCAGTTACTTTCGGGAAATTAGTTGCTACTGAGTGAGCTGCACCAATATTACTTGCAACACTATACCACCAAACAGCATCAGCAGCGGTTGGGAATCCAACTGTAGATATACCAAGGTAATCATTACCAAAGTTTACTGCATAGTAGGTCTCCCCACTCTCAAGTCTTTCTGTACCAACCCCAGAAGTTGATCCAACAGCGGTCTTAGCATATGTTAGTGATGTTCCACCAACACCCATGTGATATACAAGACTTTGACCAGTGTAGAACTTATGGTTGGGAATGTATAACTGTCTTTGTGGTACGAATCTATTTTCAATCGTTTCATTAGCCGCAGAAAGACCCAAACCAGTCAGAGAAATATCATAATGTGTTCCAGTAGATCCCATACCTACAGTAAAGGTAGGATCAAAGAAGAGCATTTGATTGGTATATGTCAAATAGGACAATTTAATGTCCTTATCTTCAACCAATTCAAATTTATTTGGTTTTAAGAATACATTATTAGTTCCAACAGCATGTGTGATACCAATACCAACATAATATTCTCTGTTGACTCTAAATCTACCAAACTCACTATCTACATTCAAAATAGTAAGAGTCTCAGTACCAATACCAATTACGTCACCAGCTACAAAGTCTCTAGTATCTGTAACTGAAATATATGTGGTAATGCCAGTAGCACCAACATCAGCAAGTTCAACATTTAGACCTGTTGTTCTTGTTT